CTTTTTATATTCCTTAGCCATCCCGGGTTGGCTACTGGCTAAAATTTGATCGTTGATTCCGGTGATTTGTGATAATACTTTTTTATTCTTGTTTAATTCTTTTAGTAAATCGAACTTGTGCTTTTCGCCTACCAAGTGGCTGTTGTCGCTAGGATCTTGTTCTGTACCTACTAGAGCTTTACCTGTACGTTGATCATGTTCATGGTTAAGTTCATCTTCTAATTCTTCTGCTAGGCTTCTTACTTTAATATGATTATGAGTAACTCCTAATCCTGACGCAATGCGATCACGAATTTGTAAACTAGTAGCTGGATAATCAGTAACAATATCATACACAGTCATTTGTGTGTTTCTATGTTCAGGAAATTCTGATTGGCGCTCTTGAATTGGTGTTGTACGGCCAGCACTTACGCCAGCTACGTGAAACTCTGCTAGTGCAGCTTTGATTTGTGCTACAGCGTCTTTAGCGTGGTCGCCAGCAATTTTAAGTTTAAATTCATAAACTTTTTTGCTTTCAGTCAAGTATTCTTTAAATGTCTTCATGTTATGATCCTAGTCATATATTTATTTCAAATTCTTTAATTTTTCCAGCAAACTATTACGATCAGTGATAATGACACCATCTCCTTGTATAGTTACGCCCTCGTCTGGGTTAGTATCTTGATCCAACTTCTGCTTCTTAAGCTGTAGATCGATCATTTTTAACTTTTTATCTAGTTTAGCAGTTTTAGCTTGTATAGCGTGTCCTAGCATACTAGCGGCTACTTCAAACAAGCGTCCACTGTAACGTGCTTCAACATTCATGCCCAGGTCCATGATATCTTCGTAGGCATCCTTGGCTTTTTGTGCTAGTTCGTCCAGTTCAGCATCGCCCACATCTCCCAAGCCTGTAACTTGTGGTAGAGCCGCTGATATCTTATCGTACTCGCTGATATCGCGCAGAAGCGGTTGGGCTTGACTAGCTTTAGCCTGCTTCTTTTCTTCTTGATTAATAATCTTTTTGCTCTCTGGTAAATTGAGAACTTCTTCTAATCTTTTAGTCATACTTTACTTATATTCAAATTAGACTTTGCTAAAAATATCGCCTTCATTGAGAATACGAAATTTTATACCCTGTTGTTTACACCACAAACCAGCAGCCGCCCACTTGGCTTGATTTTTAACAAATTGTGCTTGATTATATTTGTTCTTGCCCACACGTTCTAATATAGTTTGACTAGCAGGTTTTATTTCTATCAGTTCGGTAAGTATTTTGCCAAACTTGTCCTGATACTGTATAAAAAAATCAGGTACATAAACTGTTTGTCTATTAGTAAGCGGATCTTTGTAGGGAATTTGTACAGCTTCGCTGGCCCACTTGAGTACGTGCTCGTTTACATCGCAAAAATTCATAAAACTATGTTCCCAACTGCTACGATATGTTGGAGTTTTAGTTCCAACATATTTTTGAGGGTTTTTCATTGTGAACTTGCCACGAGCAAATTTGGTAGCCATATTATACTAGTATGTTGCGACTTTCGTAAGTATCAGTAACAGCTTGTATTCTGTAGCCTAATAAGCTGGTCTTTTCTCTATTGTTATTTAACACTTGGGCAACAACTTGACTTAACTGAACGTCGGTTAGACTTTTCAATGTATCTAACAATTTAAAAACACTTACATTTTCAACACGAGCTTGTGTTAATAATACAATAGCTGTACTTCTAGCACTGTTGGTGTCAAATCCTCGCTTAAGGAAAAATCCAATAGTTGCGTCAATTTCGCTAGCTGGAAAACTTACTGCTGTTTTATAATAGTTGGCAAAGAATGTTTTAACATCTGTGCCAGTAGTTTCTGTAGTAGGTAAATTTAAACTCATAATTTTATTGGCCTAGCTTGAATTGTATTATTATTTGTTGCGGCGGCTTGTGGGAACACAATGCCAGCAGTTCCGCCAGTAGTTTGTAATGGTGCAGTAGTAGTAACACCTAATGTTCCCGAAGGACTAGTCGGTGTTTGTGTATTTTGATAAGCGTTGATTGTATTAATTGCGTTGTTGACAAAACTAGGTGCTGCAGTTTCTATATCTAATGCTTCTACAAAACTTGGTTGAGCCACGGTAGGATCAGGATTTACTCCCTGAAGTGGGCTAGGCCCGTGATCATAATGCTCTAATCCAAAGCCTTCTGGACTACCTGCTTCGACACGACCTTGATCGTATGTTACAGCTTCGTAACTTAGGGTCATAGAAAACTCGTGTATCTTATTGCTACCCCAGTCTAATTTATTACCGTCCCAACTTTTAATAATAGGATTTACTAGTTTAACACTGATCCATTCATGACGGGCCATTTGATAAATTGTAATGTAATTAAAAAACGGCAATGTACTTGAGTTGTCTAGGCCATATGGGGTAGTAATATAGTTACTGCTTTGGGTTGCGTTTCTACCATATGCTCCATTTGTCTTAGCACTGGTACTATCAGCATAATAGTAACTGTAATAATTTTGCCATACATGGTTGATTAAACCCATATTATCATCGTAAAAAGTAATAGCAACATCGCCAGGAGTATGGTAATATTGTACTTGTTTTTTTCTATTGTATTGATTAGCAGTTTCTATTTTTACTTCAAATTTAGGCAGTGCTACACCCTTGGCCAACATATTAATTTCATTACCATATCTAGTAACAATGTTGGCATTTTTTAGTGCGGCTTTATTAATATTAAAAGCCACATGAAATTGAAAATCTAATTTAGGAGCCAGCCTAAACTGCTGGTCGCTAAACATCCGTGCGGCATGTTGCCAATCTCGCAAGGCGATTCTTGGGTCTGATTTTAAATGGTCGTTAGATGTAAAGCTCATAACATTATTTATCGAACGAATAAACTGCGTACATTATGATTAGTCATAAAAAAGCCTACTAAGTAGGCTTAATTATTAACTACCGATTGTGCTAGTACCGCGTACTGTTTGTACGCTTGTTGGTGAACCTAGTGCTCCACCTACTGTTTGTACCGCATTATCAAATTGAATTTTTAAGTCAATCATCATAGGGCCTTGCTCTTTATAAGCAAGTGTACCATAGTTAGCACTTTGAATAAAGCAACCATACACTTCCCATGTTTCTAATACTACAGGAGTGTTAGTACCGTTACCACCGTCTAACATTTCAATACGCATTGTAAACTTGTAGTCACCGCCAGCTGCCGCTGAACTTTGTTCAAAGAAGTCGAATTGACGTTGCATTTGCTCGCCGACTAGTTTAGTAACTTGACCAGTAACATCGTCACGTAGCTTAACGCTACCTGCTTCCCACTTTGGTTTACCAGCGTAGTAGATCTTACTGTTATAAATTTCTAAAGTTTGTGGATCAAAACTTACGTTAGGACGGAAAGCATCTGACACTTGCTTGGTCAATTCTGTACGTGGAGTACTTACACCAAAGTTTTCAAATGTGATACGGAATCTATATTGTAACTTTGGCATTAGCTGACCTTGTGAGCTTGCGCTCTGGTCACTAGCTAATGGTACTGTAAAATTTGATAAGGCTGCGATTGCCATTGTGTTCTCCTAATTATTTTAGACCTAATGCCTTGATAGCACCTGTGTTTTCTAGGCGTAGTGGAATATAGATAAATTCAACTGCCTTAACTGGCTCAATTGCTATGTCAACATGTAGTTCGTTGGCGTCGATTCTGCTTGGCGTATTGTTGCTTGTGTCACAAACTACAACATAGTCATACAAGGCACGTTCTGCTGTCAATTCTAACAATAGTTTTTCAACTAACTGTTTCATTTCATTACGTGTAATTGTATCATTTGGTTCAAAGATGAATGGTTTAGCCAACTGTGTCAAACGATAACGTAAGTAAACTACTAGACGTGCTACGTTGATACGATCTAATGAACTTGCTACCAATTGACGTGTCTTCTGTCCGTAACATACTAGACCTGTACCAGCAATGTATGTAATTGGATTTACATGGATTGCGGCTAGCGTATCGCGTTGTCCAACGTTCAATGCTACTGTTACAAATTCGCCTGTTAAGCTATCAACATAACCTACTGAGCTAGCATTTGTTACACCACCACGGCGTACACCAGCTGGAGCAAACCATGGATAAGCCACGTTATCATTCAATGCGATTGTACGCAACATAATGTGACTTGGTGGAACAACAATATTGTTGCCTATCAAATCAGTTGTATAACCCCATGGATAATAAACTGCTGTGTATGGATCAGTAACAATTAAACCGCTGTCACCATCTACTGCGGCTTTGTTTACATTATTACCCCAGTTGCTTAAACTTGTAGCATCTGGTGTTAAACGTGCTGGACTATCAGCAACAATAAATGCTGTTAGACCGTTGTCGTTGTTTAGAGCAACTAGTTCGCTAGTTGTTTCTAAGTAGCCTGGGCAACTTAACAAGTTGAAAATAACTGTGTCTGGTTGACGAATACCTGTATTGCTTTGGATAGTAGCGTTAAGAGCTTTTAGAACAACACTACGTTGTGCTTTACGTCCAAATTGACCAACACCGTTAACATCGTTAGGACTGTATGTTACCCAACGATCTGGAGCATAGTTAGTCATTAATGTATTTTGATAGATTGTGTTATAATTTTGTGTGTTAACATAACCTACAACATACTGCTTGACGTTAAATCCTGAACGACGTGTGTTCCATAGCAACATACCTTTTGGATATAGTGCTGGATTTGGACAATCAAAGTCTACGAAGTTGCTAGACAACAATGAAGCAATAGTACCTTGTGCTACAGTACCTGTTTGTGGCACGTTAAGTGTGTTATCAACCCCCCAACGAGCGTCAGCAAATATAATACCGTTACCTGTTACATGGTCTGTATTGTCTAATAATACCCATTTCTTAGTTTGATAGTTATATTTGAAGATTTGTGGATATGCTTCTAAGTTTTGTGGATCAATCCACAAATCGCCATGTGCTAGTGCAGCTCCACCACTTTGTGCGGTAGGCATAGTACTTGAAAAGATTGGACCCATTGGATCTGTTGTTCCGCCACCTACAGCATTTTGTGTATAGTTTAGGTAACCAACCCACTTAGTACCATCATTAACTAAAATGTCAGCATCTAAGTTTGTATCGTACCATAATGTACCACTTACTGGTGTTGATGTTGGACTTGTTACACTTGCCACAGCAAATGCGCTACCATTAACTGTGCTTGCCCACTGAGTAGCAATATAACTGTTAGCGTTGCCTGTTGGATCTGTGTAATAGTTGTTAGTTGTACCAACTGTAAACAACTTGCTTAATGGTGTGTTAGTACCGTCAACTAAACGGATATCACCACCAGCTAAGTGTGTAATTGTAATTACGTTAGTTGTTGTGTTGCGTGATGCTTGGATGTTAGGATCAGTAACTGCCGCTGTAAATGCTGTTAAGAATGCTGTAGCATCTAATGTAGCATTTTGGCTAGCTGTAAATGTTACAGTTACAGGAGTAGTCAATGAACTTGAACCAATTTGACTTTGTGCTATTGTAAATGAGTAAGTTTCGTTATAAGCAGTACCAGTAATAGTTGTGCTTGATACTGATAAACTCTTGTTTACTGTATAGCTAGTAGCTGTTGTTGGAGCACCAGTAGCTACTTGGTTCAATCCATAAGTACCAGTTGAACCCGAACCACTGAATGTACCGTTAATGTAAGTACCTGCTGTTACAGCACCACCGCTTAGGGTTTGACCTACACTTAGTGTGCCAGAAGCTGCAGTTACGTTCATTACTAATAGTGTAAATGTTAGACCTGAAATAGCACCAACTGTAGTTGTAATTGCTACACCGCCTGCTGTTGCTGACAATTGAATACTTGTACTTGTTGGACTACCAATGATGTAGTATGTACCAGCTGTAATACCTTGACTTGTTGTACCAGCTACTTGTACTGCCATACCAGCTGCCAATGTATATGTAGCAAAGTTGCTAATTGTAATATTACCACTTGTAGTAGTTGTGCTAGTAGCAGTTAGTGTAGCACCAACTGTAGCAGTGATAGTTGCTGTATTAACTGCGGTAATAGTTGTTGCTGTTCCGCCTGTAGTAACGTTAGTACCTGTTAATGTCATACCACTTAGGAATGAACCAGTGATTGCTCCTGTTGGAGTAAAGATAGTACCTGCGCTAGCTGAACTTACACCATTGCCAATAAAGCCTGTAGCACTTGCTGTACTGCTAACACTTCCTGGGAATGTGCTAGCTGAAACTGCGCTAGAAACAATACTAGTAGCACCAGTGCCTGTACGTCCGTATACTTTAAAGTTAGCATATGGGCTAGTAAATTCAGCGTCATTGTATTTGACATAAACTGCGCCAACTGGAATGTTAACACCGCCACCTGTTGGGTCTAATGTAGCCAATGCTGTTTGGTTATTGGCCAATACTTTAGTGCTTTGTGTAATCCAAGAGCTAGTAGCGGCATTGTATTTCTTAATAAACCAGTTAGCACCTAAATTGATAGCTGTGGTCTTGATCCAGATACTGCCAGTTGGAGCACCAGATACGCTAGTTTGTCCAGCATTTCCTGAACCATAAGCTACAAAGCTGTCATAAATTCCATATAATGGAACTGCGTAGTGTGGGCTAATTTGTAATTGTGGTGCTAGGTATGTACCACCAACTAGGCCATATGTACCTGGAGCTTGTACTGTACCTGTCAAGCTACCACTGATAACAACGTTGACGCCTGATGAATAAATTTGTAGTGTGCTGTTTACATAAGCCGCTGTAACACCGCTGATAGCGGCACCGTTAATTTGAGTAGCTAAAGCACTTGGAGTTGCGTTACTAGCAGTAATAGTTGAAGAACTATTGATGATAAGTGTACCATTAATTTGTGCGTTTGATGCGATTGTTGCGCTGGTAACTGTTGGCCATGCTTTGCTCCATGTAGAAGAACCAACTTCAACCCATGTACCTGCGGCTGTATCTGTTTGGAACTTTTTCAACCATAACTTGTTTAAAGTTGTAGTTGCTACAATAGCATAATCGCCTAAAGCACCATAACTTGGTATTGGAGCATAAGTGTTAGGATCAACTAGTTTGCTGTCTGTAATAACAAACAAGTTATTAACAGTACTTTGATTGATAAATGTTTGGCCATTGGTTGCTGTAGCTACACTTGAATTCCATTGGAACACACCAAATTGTGTGTCAGCAATATCAAACCAATATGTGCCATCTGCTGGCGCACTTGTTGGAGCACTCGTTGAACCAATTAATTGTTTTGTATCTACATCAGCACGTACAACATAAGCACGATTGCTTACACCTAAGAAGCTATAAGCGGCTTGTAGACCGTATTCGTTCAATTCACCAGCATTAACTGGATTATTTTGAGCGTCAGTTTGGAAGTATGGAATACCAAAAGTTGAACCAAGGTCTGCTTGGCTTGTTAATAGATATACTTGTCCAGCATTTGCTTTGGTAGTACCTGGTGCTATGCCAGTTCCGGCAGCGTTCAGTTTGTCTTGTTCTGATGCTACGATGATTAGGGGTACGGTTCCAGGAGCCGCTGGGGTGTAGAACGATTCATCTACTACTGTTACGCTTACGCCTGGTGAACTTAATTGAGCCATTGTGTTATCTCC